GAGGGACAACCTTTCGCTAGATTAAATATAAAAACTGGAGGAAAATAAATGGCTGCACCTGAATCAACTAAGTTTCAGATCAACTATAAGTTAGCTGATGGAACATTAGTTAATCTATATGCAACAAGTCAGACAGAGTTAGAGGCATCTCTAACATCTATTGCTGATCTATCAACACTCATTACTTCAACTGGCACCACACTTGGTGCTACTGCTCAACCAACTGGTGGAGCAATTGCTTATGCTAAGAAAGCATTAGGCGCTACAACAGTGTCAGCACCATCAGGTGATGCACCTGATTGTAAGCACGGGTCTATGAGCTTTAGATCTGGACAAGGAACTAAGGGTCCTTGGAAGGGTTGGATGTGCGCTGCACCTAAAGGTGCAACAGATAAGTGCGATACAGTCTGGATTAGATAGCAAATGCGGGGGCCTCGTGAGTTTGAGAACCCCTCTTGTGCAGAGATATCAATGGATATGTTCTTTCCCGAAAGAGGAGAAGACTTATCCACAATAAGACAGATTAGAAATGTCTGCAAGTTATGTCCCCACCAGCAGGAATGTGCAGAGTGGGGCATACAAAAAGAAAGATACGGAGTATGGGGCGGTTTGTCTGAGACAGATCGCAGAGTAATCCGTAGACAAAGAAACATTATCCTAAGAGAAGAAGAAATTGCTTAACTTAAATAGAGCTTGGAAGAGTACGACAACAAAGGCTACCCCTTTGCCTATCGTCTGGAATGATTTAAAGTCCAAACAGATAAGGTTTAGAAGAGGTCAAGTCTGTATGATTGCTGCTGCTCCAAACGCTGGTAAGTCTATGTTTGCTTTGATCTATGCGATCAAGGCTGATGTACCTACGCTTTTCTTTTCTGCAGATACTGATGTGGCTACAGTAATGATGAGAACTGCAGCACATATCTCAGGTCATAATCAAACTCTGGTAGAAGAAAACTTAACCAAGAATAGTAAGTACTATGATGATAAGTTTGATAAGGTAAAAAATATACAGTGGGTCTTTGACTCATCACCATCACTAGATGATATTGAGTTAGAGATCAAGGCTTATATAGAACTTTATGGTATTCCACCAGAGTTAATTATTATAGATAACCTTATGAATGTGGTAGCTGAATCAGACAATGAGTGGGCAGGACTACGAGCTATTATGGTTGAACTGCACGATATGGCTAGACAGACTGAGGCTTGTGTAATGGTTCTTCATCACGTCAGCGAACAGTCTGAGTATGGTTCTACTACTGAACCACCTGCTCGTAGATCTATTCACGGTAAGGTATCTCAACTACCTGCAATGATATTAACACTGGGCTATGAACCTATAGGACAGTTGCTTAGAGTTGCTGCAGTTAAGAATCGCTTTGGTAAGCACAGCGCAGATGGTAAAGACTATGTATCTTTGTTTGCTAGTTATGGTTCTTGTCAGATCAGCGATGCTGATGAGTTTGGTCGTATGCTTGGTAGAGATGCAAGGTTTGAGAGTATGAGAGACAAGGTAGGCTAATGGCTAATACGGAGATACAGTATGTCAAAAAGAAGATTAATAAATTGGAAAATGATTTTGCTGCTTTTAGTTCTATACTTATTCAGGCAGGAATTATTGAAGTATATGAAGAAGATGGTCAGCAAACATACAAAGTAAACAAGGTTAAGGTAGATGAGCGCAAAGAATAAACGCAAGGGTGCATCCTTTGAACTAGATGTAATGAAATGGTTTAGATCTAAGGGTGTTAATGCTGAGCGCTTACGCTTATCAGGACAAAAGGATGAGGGTGATCTAGTAGTTATTGTTGCTGGAGAAACTTTTATCTTGGAGTTAAAGAATACAAAGGTATTAAACCTACCCCAGTTCTGGAGAGAAGCAGTTGTTGAAGCTCAGAACTATGCTAGTGCTAGAGGTATAACACCAGCACCACTATCTTATGTAGTAGTTAAAAGAAGAAGTGCAGGAATAGAACAGGCTTGGGTAGTCCAGGATTTACAACAGTGGTTAGAGGATAAGAATGGCTAGTTCTAATCCAGAGAATAGAGATTGGGTACTTAATAAGGTAGTTCAACTACAACCTAAAACTGTTATAGATGTAGGTGCTGGCGCTGGTACTTATGTTAAGTTACTACGGCCTTATGTACCTGCAAGTTATGCAGCTATAGAGATATACCAAAAGAATGTTAATCAGTATAAGTTAAAAGAATTATATGATGATGTTTGGCTTGATGATGTCCGCAACTTTAAAAGTTTACAAGCTGATCTAATTATCTTTGGTGATGTGCTAGAGCATATGACTAGAGATGAAGCGATAAGTATTTGGGATGTAGCCAGTAAAGGATGTAAGTATGGGATTATCTCTATACCTATTATCCATTACCCACAAGGAGTAATTGATGGCAATCATCACGAGACACATATTGTTGATGACTGGGATAATGTAAAGGTTTGGCAGGCTTTTAAAGGTATAATAGAGTGCAAGATTGGTAAGGAAACTGGAGTTTATTTAGCAAAGTTTAAGGAGGAGTAATGCCAATACCTAACGGACAGATAACCACTACTAAGATAATGCAAGGCTTAGATAAGGGAGAGCAATGCCAGGACAAGACTGGTCAAGAAGTAAACGAACAAACAGACGAAGCAACGACACCGATGCAAAGTCAATCCCAATCGGAGTAGTAGTACAGTTTTATGGTGGAGAAGTAAAAGAGGGTAGAGCAAGTTCAGTTAGGTGTGTGATGCACGATGACTCTCGCAAGTCAGCAGTGATGAACACAGTGGAGAACCTATACTTTTGTCATACCTGCGGTAAGGGTGGAAACACCATCAATGTTGTAATGGAAAAAGAAAGTTTGGAGTTTAAAGATGCTCTCGCAAGAGCAATTGAAATCTTATCTACAAGCGGCCACTCGCTACCAGCAGGGTCTAAACGTAGAAACCGCAACCTTTCTAAAAGAACGTGGCATATCTAAAGAGATAGCTGAGTCTTTTAGTTTAGGTACAGTAACTGATCCGATCCCTGAGCATCAGTTGTATCAGGGTTGGTTATCTATACCCTACTTTACTGCCCTTGGTATTTGTGTTGGCTTTAAGTTTAGAAGATTAGATGAAGGCAAACCTAAGTATGGTATGGCTACTGGTCAGAAGACCCATCTATTTAATGTGAGTGCATTACTAGAACCTAAAGATACTATTGCAGTATGTGAAGGTGAGTTAGATGCAATCATTGCTACTGGTGCTTTAGGTATACCTGCACTTGGTGTTCCTGGTGTTGCTGCTTGGAAACCACATTATGCAAAGCTAATGAATGGGTATGGACAGGTATTAGTTATAGGTGATAATGATGTTAAGGAAGATGGTTCTAATCCAGGAGCTGAGTTTTCTAGGAGAGTAGCAGCAGAAGTTATCAATGCAAGTATCTGTGTCCTTCCTGCTGGAATGGATCTAAATGACCTATACTTAGCAAAAGGGATAGAAGAGACAAAACGGATGTTAGGAGCAGTTAATGTATGAAGAGTTGAAAGATGATGGTACTACCCGTTTAGTCGGAGACCTTGCTGATCTTAGAAGTAAGAAGTTTGTATCTGATATGTGGCAGGTATTAGATGATGCAGGTAATTTACTTATCCAAAAGCATAAGGACTATGGTCCTACTAATATCTCTAATGCACCTGGCGGTCCGCTTAATGGATTGAGAGTGCGTATGCACGACAAGACTGCTCGCATCAATAATTTAATTGATACTGGTGCTGAGCCTACTAATGAATCTTTAAAGGATAGTTTTGTAGATCTACTTAACTATTCAGCTATTGCAATTATGGTTTTGGAAGGTACTTGGCCTAAGTAATTCAGCACACCTAGTAGATAAGAAGCGTAGAAAAGTAGATGACTAAAGAATTACACCCGATTATGGCAGACCTAGTGCCAGCAGTGGCTAACTCTATTGCTCGTAGATTTAAAGGTTGGGTAGAGCGAGATGATTTAAAGCAAGAGCTTTATCTTTGGGCTATCGGTAGACAAGGTCAATACTTAGATCAACTTAATGAAGAGAACAAAGAGAAGCGTGAACATAGTGAGCGCAGAATTGCATTTCAAATGCGTAGGATTGCAGAGAAGTATGCTCGTAGAGAGAAGGCTCGTAAGGCTGGCTATCATCCAACAGATGAAGCCTTCTACGATACTGCAACTATCGCTCA